GTTAAATACCAACGGCCGTTTGCCTGGTGTTTTGATTCGATAACGCCGAGAAAGTACGGGACCATATTATCTAGCGTGTAACCTAAATGCAGCTCGACTAATCCGCTTGGCACTTCCTCTGTCACTATTTCAAACTTTGCACGACCAGTGCTGGCTATATCAAGTTGTACGCTTTTAGTAACGATGCTCGTTACTGGTTTACCTCCAATGGTTAGCGTATCGGATAGGCGGGTGCTCATGGCCCCTCCACTGCAGCAAATTTACTTTGTATATCGTTATTTGAAGTGACCGCTTGCGACTGTGCATTTTGGTTTGCTGTACCATCTAGCTGTTGTTGCTCACGCTCTGATACGGACTGTACTTCAATAAGTTTAAAGGTGATTTGCCATGCGCGCTTTTCTTCAAGTTCTACAGCCTTTACCTCGCCATCAAATTTGGCTTTACGTATTTTATAAGCCTCTGCCAATGCATTATTAATTGTGTAAATAATACGGGCGCCGTTTTCATCAAGTGCTTTCGCTTTGCTAATAAGCAATGCTAAAGCCCCCTCTTCATTAAGCGGTATTTTAGTGCTCACAGTTAACATGCCAGGCTTAACACCTTGATCGCTAATGAGCGCAAAACTCCCCATGCCTGACATATCGCCACCGGCTAATTTAATACCAGCATTGACCCGCGTTTCATACCCGGGGATATTCCAGCCATCTAACGATATGCTCATAACACCTCTTCAATATGATTAAGCTCGCTTGGTTCGCCAACAAACAAACACATCGCCCAATAGTTATGCTCATTGCCTTTGCTAGCAACTGAGTCGGCTAGCTGCTTTGCTGTACCGGCTGTTATTAATTGCATATCGACCCCACTACTTTGGGCAGTAAATTGCGCCTGATTTAATCGCTCGTCGCGTGCTGTTTTTAGCTCAATGGTTTGAGTCAATGCATCGTCAATGGTGTTTATTAATTGCTTGCCACTGTCGTTTACAGTAGCAATTTCGTCCGCTATTTGTTGCTCACGTATTGGCGTTAAGTTTTGCAATGTGTTTATTTGCCATTCGATACTTTGGCCGTCATAGGCTATGAGCTGAGTTTGCTCTAATGCGCTTTGACTTTGGCCGTATTGAGCACAGCTAATAAACTCAGGTATTGGGCAGTATTCGTTTATTGTTTTTAATTTGCTAGCTAATGCTGCTGGGTCATTTGCGCTCACTGATAGCAGCAAACCATTAAAGCGTGTGGGTTTATCAGTTCGCGACACGTCCTCGATCGCTAATGCAAGTAACTGCGCGCCCGCTTGCATTGAGCAAGGGGCGGCTGTTTGGTGATAACAAAGTACAATGTTATGCATTAGGTGCAACAGGCCATACAGCATCGTGTATATTTTCGAACTGTTGAGGTAAATCTCGTAATGCTTGGCGATACTCTGACCACGCAACTTTCTGCTCTTGGGTTAAAGGCGCATCCGGCATTTGTGTCCAGTCATATTTCGAGATAAGTGCATTTCTCTTTTTACGAAGACATAATCTATCGACAGATTTTTGAAGCTCAACCTTCTGAACTTCTGTAATTAAATCTGAGCTTGCTTCAATATTACAGACTTTTTTACCGTTTAACGTTCCGCTTAATAACATAAATAATTACTCCGGTGCATAAGGAATATTGGTAATTGTATTTTGAACCGTAGGCTCATTGACGAGTTCATTAATGTAATTCACCCCCCATAACGTATTAGCCAGTACTGAGGTCCCATTCAAAGATAAATAACCATTTAATAGCTCAAATTCGACTTCTCTTAGACCAATTTTAGTTGGGAGTAGGTAATTTAAGTCACCACCGAATACCCCTTGCTCTGCACTTTCTAAATCTACAATGACCTTACTTCGTGCAATGATCACAGCCCCGCCACCCCAAAAACTGATGCCTCCATACTTGTCGAACTTTGCATTAATAACTAAAGACTGTTTAAAATAGCCCAATAACAAGTTCCCATAAAAAAAGACACTTCCACTGAGGAAGATAATTTCAGGTGTCGTCTCGTCAATATCTATGCTTTTAGACTGATCAATATTTTTGCTATCAGGTACGATAATTACCTTACTTGCATAACAATTTACATTGCCATCAACCACATGCTTTTGTGATCTTGATAATTTTATCGTTGCAGACTTCCCGGCAGGAATTATGTTTAAAGCATGCAATAACGTTTGAAATGGCTCCGTACTCGAGCCTGAATTTGCATTACTACCATTAACATCAACGTAAAAAGTAACATCTCTATCGCCTGACAAATTGTTTAAAATAGACTGCGACACAGTGCTTACTCTTTCACTTATAGCCGCAGAGTGTTTTTCTACGGCATCGGTTAGTTGTTCACATGCGTCAACAACGCGACCTAAATCTGATTCATTCATATGCTATTTTCCTTAAGTACTTGTTTTACATGACGTGTCATGGATTTAACTTGGCTCGTCACAATACTGGCTAAATGTGTGTTAATTGCATCAATTTGTGGGCTGTAATCGAACATCCACGATTGTGCGGGAATGGTGATCCGCGCTAACGCCGCAGCCGCTGCAAACTTCAATACAAACGAGCGGTTGTGTACATTGTTTACGCCCTGGCGCTTGCGCTGTAATGGCAAGTAATCAATGGCTAGCAATGTACCGTCTTGTGTTACTAATCCAATCCAGTTGTAGTCGAAGTCGCCAACGTCCTGCTCAAGTATGACGGCCCATGCCACGGTATTTGAATCAACATAGCCTGACGTATCAATATTACGCCGATACACAATTTGCAGTGTGCTAGGCATGCTTTCATTGGGGTTACGCTCTGCGCTTTCATTTAAATTAGGAATGTTTGCTAACACTAATTCTTTAACATCGAGCCCTGAGTTTTGCAGCGCGCGGGTTGTGATGTAACTTTTGCCGGCGTTGGTCATAATGCCGGTGATCGCTTGGGTCATAGTGGCTCCTTGGCGATACTTACACCGCCCTCTTTACTTAAAAATCCATAGTGATGATGTGCGGCAATAACATGCTGTACATCGGTGGTGATTGCTTGGGGATGTGTATTACTTACAAGGTTGTCACACCCTAGAAATTGATATAACTGCTCGAATGGCAATACGTGTTTTACATCGTGCGTAACTGCATACAGTGGCGCTTCGCAACTTTCATTTTGCAAATCAGTAAAACCGTAACTGTATTGTTGCAGCGCTTTATTTTGTGCGGCTAAATGCAGTGGGTGATCAATGTGACAGCTATCCCACTGTACGTGCGTTAATCCTAAGCTCAGTGATACATCCGCTTTGTTATGCACCGTTAATTCATAGCGTCTACACGTTCGCCCATACAGCTGAATAAGTTCGGGTAATAAATCGTTGTTGCCTGCAAGCGTTGAGTCAGACATATCAATGGCAATAATGTCCCAATCCCGCCCATCAATGCGCTCACGCACATTGAGTACTTCTAACCCTAAGCGGTCGAAAATACTTCTTACGGATGCCATTTCGCCAGCGTCAATAGTATTAACTAATGCATGCTGTACGCGTTTTCTGTATAGCTCGATTGGCTCATCATCTAAGCGGTTTGTTAAGCGCTCCCATGCCAGAAACCCTAATACAGGCTCTTCATTTTTTAACTCGTCTTTTTGGTTCACAGCCCACATAACATAGTCGCGCGATTGCTCCCAATAGCCTGTGGCCGCTTTTACAAGTTTTTCGGCGTAGCCTTTGTTTAACCAAGTGGCGATTTCTTTAGCCATTTGCCACCTCGTTAACGGTTAATGATGTAAGTACCGGTAACCAGTTGGCGGCTGTTATGTCGTCAATATCAAACTTGATTGACTGCAGCTCACTAAATTGTTCATGGCACTGTGTTATTAATTGACTAATGCTGAACACAGTTTGATGCGTTACGCGTGTGGGTGCATACGCTGCATTTTGACGAAATGCGGCTTGTATAAACGTGGTTAAGTCGTCTTGAATAGCGTGGCTGTTGTCATGTAACTTATAGGCTGCGGTGATATCAAACCCGTTGGTTGCCATAGCGTAAACCATAAAGTCATCCCCTAGACCATGGTGACCTGCGGTACGAATATGTTGGTTAATGGCACTCAATAGTGCTGTTGGTACAGGGCCAATATCTAAGTAAATATACGCATCAGCCGTGCCTGGTCCACGTGGTGCATTGGTTAGTATTTCAATGTTATCTATTGGTACAGCAAAGCTAGCAATAATTTGTTTGTAAACAGCATTGATATGCCAGCGGGAAGCAGTACCAAATACGTTACGAATGCGTAGGCGATAATGCTCAGTGTCTTCGTCATCAGAGCCTGGCTTAATTAACCAATCATCATTGTTGGTTACGGTGATCCCTTCTTGTTGCTCAGTAAAGTATCGGTAAGCCTCTGCGGGTAAGTTATAAGCTGCACCGGTTTCATAGGCTTCAGCCAATGCATACGCAGTGCGTTGCCCTTGTTCAAAATACACATCCTGTAAAAGTATAAGCTTATACACTTTATCGCCTAGCACATCGGTTACCACGGCGGTTCCTGCCACAATGGAACTTTCGCCCTCGTCGCTTTCGCGTGTAAACGTTAATAATCCCTGTGCTTTTACGCCCGCTTGAATAAACACATTACGTGCAGGGCCATGGCGTTCAATCAGTGCAGCTCGGCTGGCTGTCATAATGAATAAGTCAGGCATTAGCTGCGTTGCTAGCCAATTAAACAGCTGCACGACGGGCTTTGTTAGCAACGCTTCAACGGTTCGCCAAAATGGGCCAAAGGGTGAATTGTTAGCAACTTGTATGTTTTGCTCTTTTAACTGTGCTTGCCACTGCGCTTGCGCTGCTTGCTCATCCATTGGCAAACCTGCATTTTGCATTAGGGTTTTAAAGTCCACTTTGTAGGCTCCCGTATTGGCGCGTTTGCGCGGTGATACTTAATGTGCTGTCGTCATTTCGGTACACTTTTATAGTGCCAGGCTTGATCCGATTGTCTTGCTCGGTTAGTAATTCGAGCTCGGTTAAAATGGGCGCTATGCCGTTTTTATTGCGCAGACCAATCAGCTTTATGAGTAAACCGCTTTCTAAAATTCGGTGCTTTATATCTTGCGCCACCACATTCGATTTACTTAATGTAGTGGGTGTCAGCGAGTCATTAAGTACAAAATCATTATCCTCAACGGCTAAATCTATGTGCAGTGCAATATCAAAGTTCATCAGCTTGCTAGCTCCATCATTTGTTCAAAGCTTTGCGCTAAGTCGTCAGATTTAATCGTTAAGTTGTCTATGTGCACACGCTTGCTGTTATCGCTCTCGCTTGAACTGCTCTGGCTGATGCTGCTCGTTAGGCTTTGTAAAAACGCTGATTTTTGTACTTTGGCTTTATAGCTATTCGTGTGTTGTTGCTCAGTATTTAACTGCTCAACGCTGTACGCGTTCGCTGTGTTAGTAATTGCCTGATCTGTTTTGACCATTGGCAATCGTTGTAATGGCGCTGCACCTTGATTAAAGCGGGCGAGTTGTTCATATTTTTGACTATAAACAGGTGAATTGGCCGCGTTAGTAAAATGATTAGCTGTGCGTGTATTGCCATTTTCTATCGCTGATTGTGTTACGAACTGTGTTGATTGTGCATTGTGGCCAACATCGCTATGTGTAGCTGGGCTGCTTTGTAATACTGAGTTAGTAGCGCTGTTATTGATGCTGCCCGTTGTTGAATAAGCAGCATCGTTTGCAGCCATGTTTACTGCACTGGTTTGTGCCAAAACCTTATTTGTTTGGTTTGTAGCAATACTATTTTGTAATGCTGGGTTAACTGCACTATGCGTTGTTGCGCTTGCAAAATAAGCAGCATCGTTTGCTGAAACATCGTTATTAATAGCAGTATTTACAGGCGCGATATTGGTTAATCCATTCGCCACAGATGAACTTACATAGCGGTTATTTAATGTGTTCGTTTGTGCCAACGCGCTATTTGTTTGCTCAATGGCATTACTGCTTTGCAATGTTGAGTTAATAGCATTGTTAGTTTGAACTTTGTTTAACTGCGTTCGATTCAAATACGTAACATCATTCACCGCGCCATAGTTAGTGCTGGCTTTATTGCCTGGTACTTGGGCGGCTTTGTTGATCACAGCTTGGCCGTAGTCGCGGCTGAACGCTTGATCTGCATTTTGCATGACTAAATTGCTAGGCTGAGCACGGTTAATGTTTTCGTGTGTTGAGATCGCTTCTGTTTTTATTTTTGCCTCGGTGTCGTCAATCAGACCGAGCTTTTCGAGCACCCATTTTACGCTATCAATCACCCCATTAAAGGCCGCTTTCACACTATCAAACACCGCCATTAATACTTTTCCCCATGCGGTATTTTGAAACGCAGCCACTAAGTCATCCCAGTAATAGATAAGCGCACCAACCGCCGCGATGAGCGCAATAATACCCGCTACTACCCACGTAATTGGGTTTGCCCAAAGCGCTGCATTAAACAACCATGTAGCCGCTTGGCCTGCGAGCATAACTGCTTTAAATGTACCCATGGCAATGGCCGCCGCGCCCATCGTTGCAATGAGTGATAAAAAACCCAATACACGCAACGCAATAAGTGCGCCTTGCCATAATTTAGTTATCACTACTAAACCCATTGTGAGCGCACCACTTGTTATTAGCGCCATTTTGTAAAGGCCCATCATGAACATGACCACGCCATAAATAGAGATAAGCGCCACAATACCCACTACAAGTGTTGCAATCACACTGGATAAAATCGGAAAGCGCTCAGTTAACGAGACAATACCCGCAAAGCCTGCCGAGAGTAATTCTATAAAGGGTTCCACAACGGGTAGTAAACGACTGCCCATTGCCGTAGCTGCCGCATTAAACGAACCGCCTAATCTATCCCAAGGACTGGCAATAATGTTGGCCATTTCAATTGCCTTGGAGCTGTTTTGCACGTTTTCAAAAACGGTGATGCCGTCTTTTAGCTTATCGACTTTGGTACTCAATACATCAACGGCTTTTGCACCTTGCTTACCAAATATTTGAGTGAGTACGTCGCCACGCGCTACAGAACCCAGTGAGGATAAGCGGTTATTAATACGTCCCAGCACTACGTCTATTGCTAGCATGTCGCCGTTATCTGTGGTTAATTTTATGCCTAATGCATCTTGTGCTTTACCAATGCCTTGTAATAATGAGGCCGCTTGCGTGCCAGCCACAGAGCCTGATTTAGCAACCAATTGCAGTTCACCCACTAACGCGAATTGTTGAGCTGAACTTAAGCCAATGTTTGTCGCGGTCGCCCCAAGGTTTGAAAACGCGGCTTGCATTTCTGCACCGGTGGTTTTGTAAAGCTGTACGGCGGTGGCGGTTTGCCCTGCGATTTGGTTTACCCAATTCGCTTTGCCCATTTTATTGGCGGTCTTTTCGAAGATGCCATACATGGTGCCCATATAACTGGTGATGGTGGCTGCGTCGGCTTTGGTTGCTACCGCTAGTATGTTTGACGTTTTGGTAAATTCAGATAGCTCAAACCCATTTAAGCCGGCAATAGCTGATTGAATATCGTAAGCACTGCGGACGAACTCGGCCGAGTTACCCCCAAATTGAAAACCAAACTTATAGGCTGTTTTAGTCAGTTGTTGCAAGGCGTCGTCGGTAACGCCCAGTGATTGCACCTCGCCCAAAGCAGCAACGTGGTCAATTGCAGGCGCGAGCGATTTAGCAAGAGCATAACCGCCACCCACGGCCGTGGTTGCTCCGCGCATCATTTGATCTTGTGCGGCGGCAGTTTGCTGACTCAGCTGATTTATTTTAGCCATCACTTTATTAACCGGACCCGTCACCTTATCGATGATCCCGATTGAATAAGTAAGCTTGTCTAATTTGCTGAGTGTTGCCATTAATTACTCGCCGCCTAATGCTGTGCAAATACCGTTATTTACGGCTGTTACAAAGTTTTCTTGCTGTGATGTTTCAAGGTAAAGCGCCTGCGCCAAGCTCTCGTCAGTTACTGGTTGGTTGCCAAAATACTTAGCGTGGTATGCCAGTAACTGATCGAGCCTGCTTTTACCTATTTGCTTGGCTCGGCTTTCGATTTTTTTACCGTAAAATTAAACTCAGGTTGGTATTCTTCAACAATTGCACCCACTAAAAATAACGCTGCACCCGGTTGCTGTACCAGCTCTTTAAGCTTTTTAGCGTCGGCTTCAACCACTGTGTTTAATAAAAAATTAGTTGCTGGCTGCACCTTGTTATTTGGCTGAGTCGAGTTAATGTATTTGTTGTAGTCGGCGCCATTTACATTAAATGTGATTTCGCCAACGGGGGTTTCTAATGTGATTTTTTTCTCAAACGCCATGATCAATACTCTCTTTAATATCTGCTTGTTCTAGCAGTGTGTAGGTAAAATAAGGGCCGTACTTGGCTGCTGATTGCTCGCACAAAGCAATAAATTCATCAAAGTCATTAGGACTTGCAAACACCTGACAACCGGCAGACCATTTATCAACTTGGGTTGATGTGGTTTTGCTGTTTGCACGGTGGCAATTAATACCAAAGTAACCTTGTTGTAGCTCTGCTTGGGGTGTGACGTCCGTGTCTAACTCGGTGTCTTTGTTGTTGTCACGTAGAACAACAACCGGTTTATGCTGTACAAGGGCGCGATACTTGCCCTGGTGATAACCCAACGTCCATAAGCTTTTATGCTGCCCTGCAACTAGCACCGCTGTGCCGTCTATGTTCATTGGGTTTTTACGCCAGTAAATACCGGCATCTGTTGTGGCTTTATACTGCTTTAACTGCCATTCGCCGTTTTGCTGATACAACACACAAATTGCATCGTTAAACGTGTTGGCGCGGGTGTTTGTATGGCGAATACCTATAATGTTTAGGTTTAATTCACCCTCAAATACTTTATGCCCACATGCTTGCAGGGTGCTTAGTAATGTTGTGGCAGTTAGTGTGCGAATGGCTTTAGTCATTACAAATCTCTCACTTCATCGTCAGTTAGGTATGGCACACCGTTAATTTTGACAAAATCAGGGCTAGTAATTGGACACTTGATTGATGTGGTGTCTTCTTCGCCACCATCGGCTTTAATGTTTAAAATTTCGTCCAGCTGCGGCAGGCAACCAAACGCTTCAACGTTCTTTTTACCTGCAGCTACTTCTGCATTAAACGCAATATCAAACGGTTCAATACCTTTCCAACTGCCTGCTTTTTCAGCTTGCGCTTGCACGATTAACCAATTTTCATGATCAAGCTTTAGTGTTACTTCGCCTTCAACATCGCCATCAATAAAGCCCTTTGGAATACCGCGCACTTTTTTAACGGTGCGCCCATCCGTAATTTTGCAAGTCGCTTCCATAACATGAACCATCGAATCACCAATGAAGATATCGAAGTCTTTACCGCCTAGTACTTTTTGCATGTTTGCGCTCCTACTCTGCGTTATCTAACATGATCCCAACAATGATGGTGTTGGGTGAATCGATTGGTTTAACTTTAAGTACGACTTGTAAGGTGGTCGCATTCATAAACGTTAGGTTGATACTGTCGTCTTTTGGTGCGCGAATTAAACCAGGGAACTTATCGGCACCAATATTGATAGAGCGTGCCATGTCGCGCAGCGGTTTACCCATAATGCGTTTACCAAATTCAATCCCGGTGCTGCTGTTGTTTAAGCGACGATTCTTAACGTTTTGAATTCCAATAATGCGTACAGCACGTGCAGCCATATCAACAATGCGGCCAATTTCAATTTTTTGAAAATCACCGCCTTCAGCGTCGAGCATGTTTACATCGCCAAAATACGTACCATCAAAATCAGCATAAAACTGTGTACAACTAAAACGCAGCGCATCAAGTGCCGCCGTGGTTGAGTTGGTTAAGGGGTTGCCGGCGGCATCTTCTGGGTGTGGCATCAATGACATTGCACCCGTAAGCACACGCATTGGGCTATCAGCAATAGTGACTGCGCTTTTACATAAACGCCCTGTTACTGCGCCTAGTTCGTCACCGAATAAAAGCGGGATAACAGCCACACGATCGCCTACTACGCCATCGGTTAACGGTTGTAATGAAGTCACTAAATCAGGCCAACTTTGCTCAGCCGTTAAGCCAGGTGCTGCAAGTAAAAAGCGAACACGACGAGCAAGGCTCGATAAAATTTCAAGCGCTTTGGCTTGGTAGCTTTCAATGTCGGCTTTGCCTGTAACTGGCGTACAAATAATAATAATTTCAGGGCTAACATCCTGATCCATTGCTTTATCAATAAGGGCCATTACGTTATCGCCTGCGCCATGCGGGATGGCATAACCACTCACTAAGTCATCACCGTTGCGTTGCCATGCTTTTACTTGTGTTTTTAGTGGGGAGTCGGCGGCGCCAAACTCAACATCAAAATCACTTTGTGCATTAATAGATAAAATTTTGCCGTTGTTCTCACTCGCTTGACCGATAAACAACACACTGCGTTCAATCTGTTTCGTAGCGCCACTGCCTGTTTGTATGGCGGCAACGGTTACTTTACCTTGTGCCATGATCGTTCCTTTTGCTTTGCGCTACGCAACGTGCATAGCCTGGTTTAAAATAAAATTCATTTGCTGCTTTTCTTCGCCCTGCGTTTGCCCTAAAAATGAGCGGGCCGGCAAGTCAATTTGCCATGTACTCTTACTTGAGCTGCCCTTTAAATCGCGAAGTAAAAACCCTGCTTGGTTAATGCTTAAATTCTCTGTTATCCATTTAATGCTTGGGCGTTTACTGCCCTTGCCTTTACGACGCGGTATTTTGTAACCCTCGGCTATTAATGCCCTGGCTAAATTTCGCGTGGCTGGCCCTTCTTTATTTTGAGCCGCTTTACCTTTTGGCTTGCCTGCATCTAGGCTTATTCCCTCTTGGTGGGCGCGGGCTATTTTTCCGCTGTTGCCCCCTGAAAAATAAACACTGGCGTCGTTTGCACTGTGGCGAACCTTCATAAACTTTTTAAGCTTAGTGAGCATTTTCTTTTTTTTACCACTTGCTCTGCCTTGCCATGTTTTGCCTGCTAAATCCGTTTGCTTGGTGATCCGCTCTTTACTACTTTTATTCGTTGTTCGAATAACACGACGTAATATATTGCGCCGTTTATTAGGCTTAAGTTGTAAAAACGCTAATTGGTCTTTGCTGCGCCCTTCGTCAAATTTAACGTTAAGCACGGCTTACAGTGCCTTGCAGTAAAAATGATTCAGCAACCCATAGGCTTTGCTCGCCAAAGTCATAACGGTTACCGTTTAACTCAAAAGGGCCGTTGTCTGTTTGTATTAGCTCTATGTCTTCACACAGCTGGTTAATAGTCAGCTCTACTTCATTGCTGTTGTCGTCGTTTACATCGGCACTAAATTCAATATCGGTGCTGTCATAACGCCCGCCATTGTTTTGCAACCAAAACGATGCAAAGGCACAAATTAACGCAGCCGGCGCAAAGCATGGATTAATGCTGATCACACCTGAGTAATAAAACCGCGCTGCCAATAACCCGTTACCATTCATTGTTTTACTACTTGGCTCTATGCGCCCGCCTTCTATCCAGCTATCAAACTGGGTATTAAGCGCCAACTTATGGCCTTGGTACTCAACACTCACTAAATGCTGTTTAAGCTTTTCAATTTTGCTTTTGCTCATAACAGCTCTACCGATAAATTAGGGCTTAGTGCTTGCAGTAAGCGCATGGCGTTTATGCTTTCGCGTTGCCAGTGTTCAAAGTTATCAATGGCTGATTGCGACTGTGCTGTTGCGTTTTCACGGTGTGTACTGCCAAGCTTGGATACCAATAAATTAGCTTTGGCTTTGCTATACACTGCATCGTTATAAAAAATTATTTGTTGTGCGTTTAATGGTGTGCCGTTAGTAAGCACAGCGCTTACTAGTTCTTGGTTTACCTCGGTCTGTGCGCGCTTTAGCTTTTCAACAAGCAGCTCACTTTTGCTGGCGTATTCTTGGGCAACGGCGTAGTGCTCTATAAAATAAGCCGTGCTTAATGTCGGGTAATAGCCATTGCCTGGCACATCAACATTAATGCTTTGTAAATCTGCTTGTGGCATACCGCTTAAATTCATATTGCACCTGTAAAAACACACACATTAAATTGGGTGCGGGCGCCACTTAGTCACACTGGCGACATAATTAATACTCGCACTGTGCTAAGTTGCCCGCTGGCGTTGGAGCTGTTACTCGTTAACCGTTGCTTTTAATTGTTTTGTTAACTTATCGACTAAACCTTTAACTCCTGCTTTGTCGTTAATGGCTTGGGCGTGCTCTGCAAATAACAGAGCATTGCCGTAGTTGTGCTGGGCTGCATCAACCTTGGCAGCAATGGCGTACAATTTACCGCCCACCACTTCAAGGCCGTTCCAGTCTTGGTTTTTTACGGTATTGATTAAGCCCCGCAGTACATAGCTAATATCAAATAGGCCTTGCTGCTTTGATTCTGTTAGGTAGTAATTAGCGTCATCGTAGAGTTGGTCGATAACGAATGCAGGCCAATGTTTGGTATTAAATACCGTTGGTAGTGGTTGTTTTTGCTCAACCATAAACGGCAGGAGTTCTAGCGCTGCATCCCAGCGTTTTAAGTCAACCAACCAAATAAACACCCATGCTAAAACCGTGTTCGGGTGGCACTGGCCGCTTAATCGATATTGATTGATATACCCTAAATAGTCTTGGCGTTCTAACGCTTCAGACTTGTAAGTCGCTTTGTCTGCAATATCAGTAAATGTTTTTAGTTGAGCTAAGTCAGATTCGATGGCTGCTGCATGAAGCTGGTACTCGGTTTGCGTAGTGATAGGGGTTGGCGCATGGGTACTCGTGGCTGTTGCCGCGACCGTTGGCGCTTTTTTTTCAGTGCTTGTTGGTACGCTGCTTGCTGCTTTGGCTAATGATTTTTTGACTAAGCTCATTTAAAAACACTCTTTAATGTGGTTAAAAAGACCGGCTCGAAAATTGGATTAAACAAGCCGGCCAAATGGGAATTTACCGAATATTTAAATCCAGGCGCTACCGTCTGAATTTAGTAACTTGATACTGGTTGATTCGAAGTACATGACTTTTTCAAGGTCTTCTACGTAGTAGCAATCGTTTCGTGATAGGTAGTCTTCAACGCGTTTTTTCTTAGCGTTGTTTTCTACACTGGTACGCGTTGATCCCGTTTGTACGTAGTGACTTAAGTTGTCAAAGCTGGTGACTAAAATGCCACGAGCGGGGAAAAACGGAATTTTGTATGTCATTAAACCGCCATAGGTATCAATCACCTGTTGCAGCTCAATCTTGGTTTTTTCACTTGGGGTATGTGCTTGCTTGGCGTACAGCTTGTTTTTGTCTTGCGCTAAAAGCTCGTCGCCAATAATAGCCACCATGTTTGCACGTTTGTGCTCTGGAATACCTTGCAACGCATCGTGCACCGCTTGGTCTAGGTTTTCGTAATCGCCGCCAGCACCAATACGAATTTCGCCAGCGGTTGCGCCTTCACTAATTGCGCGCTCGGGTGCATCGCGGCGAATTAGTTCTAGCCAGCCAATGTTTACATCGTTCATCATTGGATAGGCTGTAATATCTGTGGTATCAGCTACGTGCGTACCATTCCAACCAATTTTAATAATGTCGAGCGCAATAGCCTGGCGTACGTGATTACGATAACGATTATGAAAATCAGGGAACTTAGACCACTGATCCATTTTTACCCATGTGATATGAATGTCGCATTCTGTTGGGTAACAACGGTATTCACGTTTATCGAGCTTTGATACATCACGGGTTTTACGCTCTTTGGTGTCGTCAGTTTCAACGCCTGCACGACCTGTTACGCCACCGTCTACACTCATGATCACTGACTGACCAACTAAGTCGTCAACCGGTACGGTGTTGATCATCTGTAAAAATTCAGCCGATTCATAAACAGCATCATATAAGCGCTGCTCGGTTGTAGGCTCAACGTTGAACTGTTCACTCATTGATGTAACGCCGTAATTAACGGCCATGCCAGCCATAATGGCGACAAATAATTCTCTAGTTCTGGTTTTCATATTCTTTCCTGCGTTTAGCTAAGTTAAGTTGGAGTGAATGCAATTACAGACAGTTGCTGTATTTACCCTCATCGCCTTCGGGTTCTTCGTCGGCGTCAGTGGTATCACCCGCAGGTGTTTTCAACGCTTTGGTAAACTTGTCGTTAAGTTCACCTAATGCTGTTTTTGTTTTTGATAGCTCTTCTTTTACTTGAGCTAATTCAGTGTTTTCATCATCAGCTGCCGGCGTTTCTTCACCTTCCACTTTTGTGGTTGAAAACGAATCAAGCTTTGTGGCTAAGCCGTCTAGTTTTTTACCAAACTCACTAAGCGGTGTGCCCAGCGCATCTTTTAATGCAGTGGCTAATTGTGTTTCGTTCATTTCAGGTTCTTCCTTTGCGAATAGTCGTTTAAAAAATGGTTTTTTAGGTGCGGCGTCGATAGGCTCACATGATCCTAAATCAACTTTTAATAAAGAGACGTCCGTGTCATCTGGCTTACTCTTACTACTGAAATGGATACGGTCGGTATAGCAACTGGCTGGGTAGTCGGTTACTGCTAAACCGGTTAGGTAGGTTTTGCCTGTGCCCATAAAATCGCGGCTAATTTCGATACTAAAATAAACAGCTTGATCTGCTTTGTTCAGCTCTACAAACCCTTGATTGGGCGCAAGCACTGCGTATAAGCACACAACGCCCTCTTCGTTTTCATAGGCTGCAACGCTTTCTACATCTCCCAACATGCCGGGAATGTCCACGTTATGCAGGTTTTTAGCGGCCCAACCTGACCAGTTAAATTCGTGATCAACATTAATGCGGGCGCCATATTTACGCGGGTTATAGGT